CTTAATAAATGAACCATTTTCTCCGTCTTCGGAGACCTCAATCCAAACCTCACGGTTAGGATACTTATTGGAGATAGCGTCATACAGATCGTCTGACATCATCTCACAACTCTTGAAATCCAACTGTAGCGCACCGCCGTCATATAGACGTTCTAGCCAACGCTTAAATTGAATAAATTCTACATCTCGGTCATTGTGTGTAATGCCGAGCCACACTTTAAAATGGAAAATGTGTCTATGTGGATAACCTAGGAAACTTACGTCATCCCACTCGCCTGGTTTATTTAGGCTTGGGTCTGTAAGTGCCGCTGGATATTTGTGCATACCTTCTTTATTGAAAGTAACCCAAATCATTTTGTTAGGGCGAATGTCTTGCTTAATTGTGGTCATACTAATTTGTCGTCTTTATATTTGTCCCAAGGAGTAAACTTAGAACGATCTTTTAAATCGTGTAGGCTGTGAGACCATACACCTGGGTTAGTTGCTTTAAAATCTTTGTCATCTATTTTAAGCATTGTATTATAATTCCACAATTTAATATAGGGAATTGGAACTCTTATTTGGGGAATAAAATTATCGTAATCGTTGAGAGGGCCGTCGTTAAATTCTTCAACAGCACTTAGGGGAATATCAAGGCTACATAGATAGCCCATATCGAGATAGTGCGTAATCATATTTTCCCACGCCTTCCATTCATCTGGAGTTTGTGGATTAAAACTATGATTAGCACCAAAGAAAATATGTTGACCTACTTTTTCTAATCTAGCAGTAATTTGCTCAGCAGGCTGAATGCCTGTAACAAACAATGTGTGCATACCAAATGCAGGAGTATGTTCTACTTCAACGCCGGTGAAGAATACAGCATTGTCAGCAACACCGGTACTGTAATCACGCTTCATTCTGTTTACTCTCTTCGTATTTTTTAAACATGCGGGTAACATCTTCCATATTCTTAGCAAAGACATCTGGCGATTTTTCAGCCACTGTATCTAAGTCCCAAGCACTTGGATAATGACGAAGGACACCGCGAGCACGTTGACGTATTTCTTTCGGAATACGTTTAGTAATGGCTGGGTCGGCTATTGCACGTAGAAATTCTTCTGCATACAATACTGCACGATATCTTTCATCTGGCATTGTCATTTGATGCTGTCTTCTAAGTTGTCTAAGTTATGAATTTCGTCTTCACTAAATTCGTCGTCGTGTTCTAATTGTACAGGATCTGGGTCCACTTCGTCAAACAGATTGGCAAACTGTGTAGCGGCATTAACCGTTTTCTTACCTGTAGCACCACGAGTACCAATAATAGCTTGCCAAAACTTATCAAATGATTCGATAATCATTTCAGCATCTGCTCGATTGTCAGCGGCAAAAATAGCATCAACGATATCACGGAAGTAAACTCGTTCAAACTTTTCTTGTACTAACATAGCAGGAACTGAGCCATTATCATATTGGCGGTTAGCTTCTTGCACTGCGTTAATGTGACTCCAAACATTGTGACCCATTTGGATAGCATAGCTAAATGAATCCCAACTTGTGCGATTACTCATTTTACCCAACTTGTTTAAGTCTGGCATTACAAGCCAATCTGCTGGATTAGTTGGATCTGGGTTAGTAACACCCGGTTTAGGAGTACCTGCACCATAAATGCAAACATCTTTCATCTCAACAGTATCCATCAAAGGACTAGATTCAAAGTTAGCAAATATGCCATCTTGAATTACTGCGTCTTTGAAGAGTCGGGTATCGGTTGCGTACTTTTTGTCATCAGCAGATGGCACCATTCGGTAGACCCATTTTGTCCTGTCTTTTGTTTCGACTTGGATGTAGATCTGTCCGTTTGCAGTTGCCAAAAAAGGTGAGGCGCAGTCAAAAGATATGGTAAAGTTTTCATTATGATATTTCCTAACGGCTCGTTGTACATCGGTTAATAAAGTTGCCCACTCTAACTTAGAGGTGCCCAAGAAGTGCATCCAATCCTGTTGACCCTTTTCAAGGAGTCCGTCGAACTTCAATGCTACTAATCTTTTTAGAACTAGGTGAATGTCACACATGTTCTGTCCACCCATTGCCCAACCATTGAATGGTTTTTCGTATTTTGTCGGATCACAAAAATCCTTCATCTTACTATACCAATCATCTGCTTGTTGATGAGTTTCACCTTGTAATACGTTAAGAAATTTACAAGCACCTGTGCGATGCTTGATCCAATATTCGTTATTGTACTTTGTTGCTTCTACAGCTTGATCATATGATTCGATACCAGTAGCTTTACGTCCGACAGGGCTACGTTCAACCCATGCTGGAATATCAAGTACCATGCCATAGTCCATAAGTGTGTCCATCCAGGTTAATACCTGTGTACGCTTCTTATGTGCGGCATCTAGCCTTGCTTGATATTGTTTAACATGATCTACTTTGGTATACTTAGGATTGCCCTTTTTATCAAGAGCATGATTACCGGTTGCATCTATGACGGGAACAAGCTCAATACCTTTGGCAATACATTCTGCCATTTTAGCTTGCACTTCTGGACCGGTTGGATCTCTCCATTCACCTTCCCATACACCTTTACCAATCTGGAAACCACCTGAGTCGCCTAGTACCCATGATGTAGAACGATCACGTTTGCGGAACATGTCTTCGCCTTCATCTAACTTATTAAGATCTAAGTTAGCATGACCAGCGGAATACAAACACCACTTGTAATAGAACTCGCCCATCTCTGGTTCGAGATAGTTAAGGCTGTCCATACCAGCACCCCACTTCTGTGGAATGCGAGCAGGATCTACATAATTGCCGTAGTGTTGCTTACCTATAAAGGTAGCATAGAAACCACTAGTCGCAGGCAAAAAGACTGCGTAGTCATTCTGTGTTGCGGTTAAGTTCTTATTCAATTTTACCCCACTTAATTTTAAGCCATGCTCTTTCCATAGCGTAATGAAGAGCTGCTAATACTATATGAATTAGTACAGCATCGCTGAGCCCAGTCCATATAGCAGTAATCAACAGAGCAGTTATTCGATAACTGACTGTTCTTACAATAGTTCGTTTATGTGTTTCCATTACTTCACCAAGTGTTGTGCTAGCACCATGCAACTTAGCCATGCCCACATAGTATTAAATCCTACTAGTGTTGGTAACGCTTTTTTGCTTGATGCCCAGATAAGTGTAAGGCTAGTAACTAATGTTAGGAAGTATAACCACCATAGTTGAATCCCAAAGATAAGTCCTGGAATAATAATAATGGCTTTAGCGACCCAGCTTATAAATTCTACAGTATTATAATTTGTCCAGTATTCTTTAGTAAACCACATGCCGTAGCATTCTCTTACTTTAGCAAATGTGATATGCTTGTAAGAGATGCCTACTAAAATGAACGCCGCAACTGTTGCCAATGCTGCCTGTTCGAATGTCATAATTACTTACTCTGCGCTGGTAAGATGTAGTTGTATTCAGCAAGACCTGAATCAACTGTGATTTGCAATGCACCTTGATCACTGATCTTCATGGTAAGATCGCCGCTCAAGTTTAGAATGCTTTGCATTTGGCTAACAGGCCATGACCATGTTTGCTTCAACTTACCTGTAACACCACTGTGGAACACAAATGAACCAGCGTGTGTACTTGCATCACCAAAGCTAAACACTAGGTTGTTATTATCTGTGCTAATTTGGAATACGCTTTCTTCACTGTGTGCTGCCGCTTGAAACTTCAAACGTTGAATGCTAGCAACTGACGGTTGGAATTCAATAGCCCATTGTGCGCCTTTGAACTTAACAGACTTCAACTTCTCATTGATAATCTCAGTATTCATAAAACGGTAGTCGTTCTGGAAGTCACCGGCGGCATTCTTAAAGTGCAAACCTGTTGGAATGTCTTCGCCGTTGCGATTAGCCATAACAACACTAATCTGAGCACCGTCTTTGTACTCTGGACACTTCAAGTGAAGGTCTAGTTTGTTTAAGTTCGGCATACCAAAAACACCTTCAATGCCGTCTACTGGCTTGTGTGTCTTAGCAGTAACAATAACTGAGCGGTCTTCAGCCATTGCTTCGATCTGTGTTTCTTTAGTATCGCTACTGATCTTAACTAGTGGCAGGAATCCCAGTGAATGGGTGTGTGCTACTAAGTCTTGTAAAATATCTTTCATATGATTCTCCTGTAAATGCTATTATATTTAGGTTTTGTCTTAAAGTCAAGAGTTTTTTCTTACTTTATTGTTATATTGGATGGCTAATTCCACCAATGTAACAGGTGATTCTATAGTCGTAGTCCACTGCACAAACGATGCAGTATCCTTTGGAAAGCAATGCCCTCCCCAACCCCTGTGTCCGTCTGGCCCCGGAACCATAGTGTGGTCCGAACCGATGCGAATATCTTGTGCAAGTAGTTGTCTAACCACATCAAACTCCATACCAGTCTTTTGACATACATCATATATCTGATTAAAGTACGATGTTTTAAGTGCTAGGAAACTGTTTGATGCATACTTGACCATACATGCTTCTTTAACACTACAATTAAACACCATTTTACAGTTGGGTAGAGATTCCTGGAATAAGTCTTGCCAAAAACATTCTGGATCTTCGCCGCCTAAGATGATGTACTTCTGATTAAGGAAGTCTGTGTTTGCAGAGTTGGCTCTTAAAAACTCTGGGTTATATACAATGCTGTGATCTGGGTATATCTCATCGAACACTTCGGCAATGCCCGGCGTTACTGTACTTTTGATCAACACTGGCATAAAGATCGGAACAGTATCTAATATGTTAGCAACAATGCTAGCATCACAAATACCGTCTTCAGTAGTTGGTGTAGGTACGCAGATGATCAATCCGTCTGCGTCGTGATGATTTTTAATTTCATCGTCAGTATACTTAGGATCAACAATAACCAACTCATGGTGTTTTCTCAATCCTTCGTATACTGCTTTGCCTACGTATCCGTAGCCTGCAATAATTATCTTCATATTAGAACTCAAATAAACTGTTAAAAGTGTTCTTCTCTTCTGTACTGCGAACATCCCACTTCAATACACCGATCAAGTTATCAATCTTGTTATCAATAATAGTCTGCTCCATTTCAGCATGATCAAAAGGAAGATCCTTAAACCATTGCGGCAAACGCATCTCGTCTACAGGGTATGCAACTGATGTAAAGCCCAACGGATTTTGTTTTAACTTACAAACAATTACTTTAGCACCGTCAGTGATGTTCATACTGTACTTGTCGCCCATCATACGCTTTAACGTATTCCAGTTGATACTAGCACGAACGTGCCCTGGCATGTTTGCTTTACCTGCTTTAGCTTCCTTGGCTTGGTACTCGGTAATCTTGTTAGCACGTTTAGGACTACCTTTCTCCCAACCCGGTCTAGCTTTAAACTCAGATCGGAAATGTGTAATGTGATCTAACACTTGCTCTTCAGTAGCGCCAGTTAGTACCTTTTCTAGAATATCACTTAAGAAGTTCTGGATAAATTCAGGTGTATCACTACGCTTCAAGTCTAAGCCCATAGCTTTGATTTTACCAGGTTTGCCTTCTACGTCACTACGCTTGCCTTCTTTATCGTAATAAAGAACAGCGTAACGCTTCTTAGTAATGAACAAGCCCTTAATAGCAACAATTTCACGACCTGCTTTAATAACTTCACCACGTGACTTAGGACAATGGAATGTGTCTAACATAAACTGTGGGAATGTAGTGTTAACTTCTTCACCAATCTGGTCATAAAGTTGAACAACACTTTCCTTAGTCCATGGCAGTGAACCGTTATCGATCTCTTTTTGCAAGGTCTTATATGCTGTGAAGTAACATGAGTCAGTATCACCATAGATAATACTCTTACCACGGTAGTCGTAATCACCAGTTACAATCTCATTAACCTTACCAGCCATGTGTCTAACAATCTGACGACCTGTCAATGTAGTACTTTGACCAATACGTTTGTCAAAGAATCTACAACCAGCGTTAAGAATAGCACCATACAAACTGTTCAAGTTAATCTTCTTAACTAGTTGTCGCTTGTCCCAGTATTCTTCTTCAATCTTGTTACCTGCTTTAATAGCATCTTTGAGTTTGGCCTGCATTTCCTTACGTTCAGCATACCAACGCTTTAACAATCCGGGAATGATACCTTCTTTCTCGTAAGTAAAGATAGTACCGTTAGCACTTAAAGTCCATGGTTGATTGCTTTCGTAGATCAAACGGTATACTTCAGCGGCACTTAGTACATCACTTTCACCGTTTTCCCAGTCAATAGTAATATCAGTGCCAATTTGTTGTTCCATTACAGCAGTAAACTCTAATGAACCAAAGATACCTTCCCATGCAGCCGCAAATGATTTGCCTTTAGCAATCTGCCCTTGGATGTATTCGTCAGTCATTGTTTGACGTAACTGTCCGATAATAGTCTCCGGACCCATATTCAATGCTCTAATAGCACTTGGATACAGTGAGTTAATGTCTAGAGAACCAATCCAGTCATGAATACCTTCTTTAGGATATGCAACATACGCACCAGCCGCACCTTCGTTGCCTTCACGTTCATCCATCTTAGTACGGTTGGGAACTTGGAAACCTCTACGATGTGCTTCGTTAATAATAGCTTGTTCTGTCACAGCAACAGCACCCATTGTAGTCTGTAGCAATACAGTACATTCGTGTGCTAGTGTGTTAGCTAAGTCTAGAAACTTCAGCTTCTTATCCATACGATCAAGAAGCGCACAGTCTTGTCTGTTATATTCAATGAATGTTTTAAAGTCATTGTTGTATAGTTGGTCCAGCGTACCTTCGTACTGTGTTTTACGTTCGCCTAGTTCGTATTCTGCAATAGCATCCAGTCTGTAGGAGTGACGTTCTTCATATGTGTATTTGCGGTACAACTCGAGACTGTCCAAATGAACACGACCAACAAAGTCATAAGTAACAGCTTGCCTTCCGAATTTTTCATATTCACGTTTCTTTGGTAGTTGATCAAACAAGCAGAAGCGTCTTGTATCGTCTTTACTGAGAACCTTAGTAACACGGTTAACAGTATAGGGAATATCAAAGCCTTCGCTGTTCCAACCAGTTAAGATATCTGCATCTTTAATCAAGTCTAAGAACATGTCCAACATGTCTGCTTCGTTATCAAACAGATAAGTGTTGGGAAATTCTTCAACTTGTTTCTTAGCTTCTTCCATAGTTAATGTCTTTGGAGGAATAGCCAAACAAATCATAGTGTCTAACCATTGTAGGTGAACAGCGATAGCAGTAATTGGCATGAACGCATCATCTGGCGATGCATAGCCACGTTCTGGATCGAAGTCCACCTCAATATCGAAAAACGCTACATTTAGTTTTGGAGCATCTGCGTTTAAGTAGTTTTCACTTAAACATACAAAGATCGGATTAATGTCCGCCTCAAATAATTGCTTACCTGAGTTAATAGCTTGTTCTTTGCGTAGCTCTTTTGTGTTTTTACAAACGACCCTGCTTACAGGATCTCCGTAAATTGATTGAAATTTGCCGCGTGGGTCTTTATAGTAGAACGTGTGTTTAACAGGAATATCCCTAAACTCACGCTCACCTTTCTTATTACGTTCAACCACTTTAATGATATCATTCTCGCGGTCAAACCATGCGTCTACATAGCTCATCTTTCTCCTTATGTCATTTTCGGCTGACAAACACCTAATGTGCGGATTATGGCCCGCCGACCTTTCTTAGCAATATTTATTAGATACGTTTAGTGATATCCAAAATTGCTTCGATCTCTTCCCAATCAGCATTGTGATCAGACCAGTTACCTTTATGAGCAATTTTAATTGCTTTGTTAATAACTGACGGTTTGACCTGCAATTCTTCTGCAACTGCTTTAACCGTTTCTTTTAAACCTTCTGATAGATCTTCAATTTCACGTAGTACTGTACTACCTTCTGAAATTAAACGCTCTAGTTTTGCCTTTTCTTCTGCACCGTATGAACGACCTGACATATTAATTCTCCTTTACATTGCCTATTATACTTTAATTATCTTTGTAATGCAACCACTAAGAAATTTTAGAGGTGGAAATGGCGGAATAAATCCGCCATTTAAGTAAGTTATTACTTGTTAACTTGACCCATATTTGGACCTTTAGTAGTGTCTACTGTAGCGTTTGACGGAGCAGGCTTAGCCACGTCAGTAGGAGCATCAACTTTACCGCCAACTGCTTTGGCAGCTTCCAAAGTTGCTTTAGTTTCTTCGTCAGTTGGCCAACCATCACGCAATTGAGCTAATAACTTGTTTAGTTCAATTGTCTCTGCACTGTCCTTACCGCCTTGTTCACCTTCTGGCTTTGTAGGAGTAGTAGGACCGCCAGCGGCACCTGCTCCCCCACCTGACACATCACTGTCAATATCACCGTCATCATTAAACAAGTAACCGCCAATAGCTAGTGCTGCCATTAATGTTAAGAACTTGTGGTCCTTCATAAATTGTACAACACGACCGCCTGCTTTCTTAGCTTTAACTAATGCACGACTAACTTTAGTAGAGTTTTTACCAGTTGCCGCAATAACAGTCTTTTCACCTTGACTTAATGCTACACCTTCAGCTTTAGCAATCTCGTCAGCTTGTGCAGTTGCTTTGGCTGCATCATCAGTTGCGCCTGCTGCCTTAGCAACATCATCACCTGCACCTGCAACTTTAGTACCAGTCTTCTCTGCAAACTCAGCTTCAATTTTAGCATACATTCCTGGATTGGATTTCATGCCTACTTGGTTCTTCATGCCTTTTAATGGTCCAGCAACTGGTTCCCAATATCCTGCACGTTTCATCCATGCAGTGCCTGCATCGTCAGTAAACCCTGCACCAATCTTTGCTTCGGCAGCTGCCGCAGTCTTCTCAACAGCACCTGCTGTTTTGTTTGCGGCAGTAGCTACATTGTCAGCCGCGTTCGCAGTAGTCTTAGCTGCCGCACTTGCCACATTGTCGGCAGCGCCGGTAGTAGTTTTACCTAATAGTTTTAGTAATCCGCCTAGTGCGTCTTCGTTAGTTGCTTGGGTAGCACCGCCACTTAAAATCTTGTTAATGATATCTGCATCTTTAGAATTAGGTGACTGTTGAGTAGCTTTCTTAACTGCTTGAATTGCTTCTGGAGTAAAAGCACCGTTTGCATCAATAGCAGTAACACCTAACTTTTTAAAGGCAGCGTTAATTTCCGCAACTGCCGCATCTGTACCTGCATCACCGCGTGTTGTTGGGATAGTTGGAGTTGCCGCTGGAGTAACAGTCGGAGTAACTGGCTTAGCTGGAGTTGCCGCTGGAGTAACTTTAAACTTGGCAGCAATGTCTGGATACTTAGCCATAGCCGCTCTTGTCTCTGGACCCATCTTGCCATCAGCACCATGTTTAGGTAATGCTTTTGGATCTTTAGCTAGAATTGCTTTTTGCATAGCTAATAGATTAGACTGTGCGCCTTGGCCACCGGCTGCGCCGCCAGCTGGAGTATTACCTGTTGGCTTGCTAGCAATGATTTCATCGTCGTATGGCTTTTTAAGTTTGTCCATAGCATAGTTAGCACCAGCCCAACCAAGTCCAGCTAAGAAGCCGCCTGGTAGTACAAATGAACCAGCAATGTCACCTGCTAGTGATAAGTTTGGACTACGATCACGAGCAGCCTTACTTGCAACTAATTCTTTTCTTAATTCGTCTCTGTAAGCAGAACCTTTGATCATTGCCTTAGCGCCGGCAACCATACGGTCTGCCATGCCCAATGTTGCACCATTAGCAACACCGCGTCCAAAGTCACCTACACCTTGCCAGAAACCTTCTTCGTCTAGTTGATCAATAGTACCGTCTTCATTTAAGTGAGAGTACATTTGAGTTGATGCGTCGTAAGTCCATTCCATACCATCACGTAGGTAACGTTTTTGGTCTTCTAATACTACAATACGACCTTCCATGATCATACGTACTTTACTTTCGTTTAGGCTCTCTTTAACAACAGGCTTGACACCCTTTGATTTGATTAGCTCGATAAGTTCTTGAATACGTGCAATTAATGCGTCACGTTTTTCGTTGTATGCTCTAAACTGTGCAACAATGTCAGCAGAGTCTGGATCTGTTTTAGCAAATGGTGTTAGTTTCTGTACTAAGCCTTTTAGTTCTGCATGTTCTTCTGGAGTAATAGCTTCCATTAGTGAACTGTAACTAAATCCAAATCCTTCAGTTAACTGTTTAGCAAGACCACTCTTGAACATTAATGTGCTTTCAAACTTTGGTAGTTCAATAGAACCTGATGCAGTAGCAGTAGTTGGAGCACTAGGCTTAGCACCTTGTTCAACTTTAGCAACAGCAATAGCTTTCTTCATTAACACTTCTGCACGATCAACCATTTCATCACGGCTACGTGCTTCTTTGTTAGCAGGCATTGCAGTCTTTTCGTCTTCACCACGAGCACCTAACCAGCTTGAAGTTTTTGCTTCGTCTGGTAGCAAGCCCCATTGTTGTAAACGCTTAACAGTTGCTTCATCAGCACCCGCAAACCATGCGTATGTACCGTCTGGTTTAACTAATTCTTTCTTAATTGGATCAAATAGACCTGGTAGTCCGTTATCTTGTATTAGCTTTGTTAAAGCGGCAAGTCTGCCAGCTTCATCGTCTTTGTATTGATTAGCAACTGCTTCGACATCTGAATAACGGATACGAACCTTTTCCATCAACTCTTCTGTTTCTGCAAGTAGTTGACTTTGCTCAATAGCATCCATTTTAGCAATTAACGATCTTAAATCCATTTTATTCCCCGAGTCTTATTTTTTAGGTACGCAGTTAGGTACAGTTTTACCGCCTTTCTTTTTAGTTCCAATTTGCTTATAGCTGTCCCAGCAAGGATCGTTATCCTCGTCTAGGTCTTTGTCTTTAGCTTCTTTCTCTAAATCTAATTTGCGTTGTTGTACGTGCTTTTGATCTACGTCTTTATTTAATGATAAATCATGTAGTGCTTTACGTTTTGCAGTTAGGTCTTCTTTGTCTTTCAATGAAGTCTCTTTCATGCGAACACGTTCTGCAATGATTGTAGCGTATTGTTTTAAAAATGCTTTTTTCTCTACTTGCTGTTGACGTTGTTCTTCTTCAACAAGACTAAAGTATTTGCCAATAATTGATTCTTTAGCAACTACTTTCTTTGAAGCATCTTGATAGTGTTGCATTGCCATCTGTACTGGCAATGCTACTTTATGTGGATTAGCACCTTCGCTAATGACTTGTTGTGTTGCACCAGCAGGTACTGTAGCACTATTTGTAGTACCGTTAATACCTGCATTTTGTTTTAATTTTGCAACACCTAAATCGTATTCACTGTCTGTATTTGTAACTGCACCGCTAGCGTCTCTAGTCTGCTGAATAGACAACGGACCTTGCGAATAACTTTGTTTGGTTTGTTTATTAGTTAAATCGATCTCTTGCCCAAAGCCACCAAAGTTTGGACTAGCATACTTAATAGCTTGGCCTTGTGCATTGTAGGTAAATGTACCAAATGCGCCTGCGTATGTTTTAGTACCGTCTGGATTAGTCGTTAACTTTGAGCCGTCACCTTGATCGCCGTCTTGTGCTGGCATAGGTGGAATTTCTGGAACTTGTATTGCAGGTGCTGGTGTTGCAGCCGGAGCAGGAGCTGCCGCAGGTGTTGCGGCTGCTTGATTAATGTCTGCTTCTTTAACTACACGTAAAAACTTGGCCATTGATGAAGCACCTTCTACAGGCTTTGTAGAAGCTGTATCTAGTGCCTGTAGAATCTTCTTCATGTCCATACTATTATCCGTTTAAACGAGTTAAGAACTCTTTCATACGTGTCATATCAGCTGATTCTGAGATCGGAGCTGGTTGAGCAGTTGCGCCACCTTTTGCATCTTGATCAATAACTGCTTGTACTAGCTTTGCTACTGCATCTGGACCTGCTTTTGTTGCAGCCGCTAATGCTTCTGGTTGTTGCTTACCTAAGAAGTCGATGATTTTATCAATAGTTTGATCTTCACCTGTTTCGCCTAGGTCAGTATCTGCAGATGGTTGAACTTGCGGAATCATTTGCTGTTGCATATTTTCCTTGATGTTCTTCCACATAATAGATGCTTTAGATTCTTTAACTTTCTTCTTAGCACGTAGCGCCGCTAGGTCGTCAGCTTCAATATCGCCATCTTTGTCAGCGTCTAGTTTCTTTTGGCCACCTTTAAGTGCTTCAGAAACTTTAGCATCTTTCTTAGCAAATGGATTTTTCTTCTTGTCAGCAACAGCCTTTTTCATTGGCTCTTTCTTGTCACCGTCTTTGTCCATATCTAAAAAGTCTGGCTTTTTAGCTTCGTCAACTTGCTTACCTAAGCTGTAACGACGTACACCTTCTGGGTTAGCTTTCTTAGCGGCTTTGTAGTCTTTCTCTTGTGCTTTGTCAGCAGCCTTATCGCCTGCTTTCTCAGCGGCTGAACGACTCTTAACTTTGCTTACTGGCTCGCCGTGTTCTTCATCACTGTGACTTGTGTTAGTATGCTTAACACCAGTAGCAGTCTTAGTCATTACACCGGTACGAGTTTTCTTTGTTGAACCAACTTTCTCACCAGCTTCAAATCCTTCAGCTACTTCTTTACCGTCTTTATAACGCTTAACTGTACCTGGGTTCTTCTTTTCATATGCTTTAGATTCTTTCTCTTGTGCTTTGTCAGCGGCCTTATCACCTGCTTTCTCGGCAGCAGAGCGTGACTTAACTTTACTTACAGGCTCGCCATGTTCTTCATCGTTATAGCTTGTATTAGTGTGCTTGACACCAGTGTCAGTTTTAGTAGCAACACCTGTCTTAGTTTTGAAAGTAGAACCAGTCTTAGCGCCGGCTTCAAAACCTTCTTCCATTTCTTCGTCGTCCGGAATACCATTCTTGTTCTTGTCAATACGCTTGCTAGCGGCATGGAATGCTTTAGCTTGGCGATTGTATTTTTCAACTTTATTTTTTACAGTTTCTGGTACTTGACGCTCTGGCATTTGTACCATACCTGT